GTATGAGTAATACCAGATGCTAGATTCCACCAAAGTTTTCTGAGATTAATTTTTGGTGCAGCGATAGCCAATCGTGTACTAGCATGAGTGGTTGCAGTACAAAGTCCAGAAACACTTCCTGTCAATGTTTTTTCAGTTCCAACATCTGTTGCAGTTTCTGCAGTCCAAGCTTTAGGGGTTATATCAGTAGCACTTGTAACCTTGTAAGCTTTAAAAGTTGTTGCTCCAGCAGTGTAATCCGTAACTCTCAAATATATTGCTGTACTGTCATTTGTGGTTAGTACTTCTCCAATACAGAAATTAGTAGTTGGTGCAGCCGATATAGTTACAGTAGCTGAAGCATATTTTAACGCAGAAAGGTTAGCCCAGAGACTAGAAGATAGTTCAGTACTACCATCAGCAAGTCCAGTATGTTGTACCGAATACCTTGTGTTAGTGTCTGTTATGGTATTTGTTAATTTAGTTATAGCCATTTGTTATCCTTTTAACATCAAACTTCATTCTAGCTTGATGTTTAAATGTTTTCATGTGCTTTTCCTAGAACCTTCATAAATGCACGTTCAGTTCTTTGGATTTGTTGAATAGTTCTATTTTTTTCTGAAGAACTTAGCCCTTCTATATATTTAACCAAAATCTGCGATGTAAGCGGATCTATCGGTATATCTGTTCCATCATCTAGAGTAATTTCACTATCTTTTTTAGATTTACCCGCTTTGAGTAAATCATTCATTACACCTTCTGTGATGAACTCTCCAAATTTTAAAAGTTTGGAATTAAATTGTTGTTTTGAAATATCTGTTCCACCTTCTCTTTCTTTTTTACGTTTCAACAATTTTTCCTTAGTTTTTGCTGCTTTTGCTTTTTCAGCTGGTGTAGGGCCTTTCTTTGCAACTTTACTCCTACGTTTCATTTCTTTTTCATAATCTTTTGTTGTCATCAATTCTGGTTTATCTTTATCTCCAGCATTTCTCCATCCGGCTGGAGCTTCACCATTATTTTTGAAATATTCTTCAGCGTCCTTTACATCTTCAATTCCACCACGTTCTACCTCAGCTGCTTTATCACTCCTTTCAGACTCACCCTGTTTTGCTTTATTTCTTGGATCTTCTTTTGCCTGTAATTCTTTCTCTTTTTTTGATATCTCATCATTTGTCATATTGGCTTTACTAGAGCCAGCCGCTGCAATTTCAACAGGTGTAGATACTATTTTTCCTTGAGCGTCATCCCATTTTTTTATATTAACAAAAACACCATTCTCTTTATTTTCTTTCTTCTCCTGTTTAGTTTCTTTATATCCTTTAATCTTTTCTTTTGCTGTTTTAAAGAGTTTCCACCCCGCGAATCCTAAACCAGCAGCACCCATTGCAACCATCATTGCACTAGCAAATGGCCCAACCTCCGTTATATACTGTTGTTCCGCGCGGAACTGTTTAAATTTTTTCATATAACGGTGCGTACATTTATTGTGATGTCTCTTTTTCAGCTGAAGCTACAAAAGTATCTGCTACTTCTTGTTTTTCATGAGAAACAGGAACAGTATTAAACATTGCTTGAGCAACTTCCGCCTTCTTAGCCTCCATACCTTTCATTATTTTACTAGCTACTACACTCTGAATAGCTTCTTTAACTCTTGCTCCATCACCTGAGATGGAATATTTCACAATATCTTCGGTTGAATAGTCACTCATTTTTAATCCTTTTTTTAATGGTTAATTGTATTTATATCAAGTCAGTTCTATGATTCAGAAAGAACACTTTTCATTATATCATTCATCTCTTTTTTAAGTTTTATATCTTCCTTCATAAATTTGTCTTGTTTTGGAACGAAAGATTCCTCTTCTTCTTCTGGAGGCGCAGCTGCTTTCTCAGCTTCAATCTGTTTATCTATTTGTTGAACTTCTTCATCAGTCTGTTTTAGAATTCTCTTTCTGATAAATTCCTTAGAATAGAAATTTCCAACAATTTCTTCAGCATAGTTCATGTTCTGTAAGGTACTCAATCTTTCGTTCAACATTTCTGCTTCTTTAAGTTCTGAGAAGTGTGAATCTGATTGCCATTCGTAAAAAAGATTTGGTTCTATCATTCTCCAATCATTTAATGTAAGAACACCCTTTAATATTAATTGTTTTTCAAGACAAGAATTAAACAAATGATTAAATCTGTTTCTAAGTCTTTCAATAAATCTTGTAAACTTTACTTCATCTCTGGATATTTCTTGAGCTCTTCCAAGAACAAATCCTGACTCTGATTCTAATCTTGATACAGGAACATTGAGAGACTTGTAAAGTTTTTTCTGGAAGTATTCAACATCGGCCAGTTCACCAAGATTTTCACCGCCGGGAAGTGTGGTAATCTCTGTTCCTCTTCCACCCTCTCTTCGTGGTAACCAGTAATCTTCCAACATTGATTGGTGTTTTCGGTCATCTCTAACTTCACCAGTATTTGCATCATAGACTAGTTTATTTTTGTAACGAGTCATGATATCTTTAAGATATTGTTCTGCTTTTTGTTTTGGAAGGTTACCAACATCAATGTAGAAAATTCTTCGTTCAGGTGCTCTTGAAATACGATAGATAACTACCGAATCTTCAATCATTCGTAACTGATTAAGAGGTTTAATTGCTTTATGAAGATATGAAAGAACCATTCTCTTGTCTTCATTTAATAATCCTGAATGACAGTATGCAACGGAATCCGATGCAACTCTCATTACTTGACCACCCTGTTTACCATCCATACCAGCTTCATTGAATGCAAAATATTCTTCAACTCTAGGCATTAAAGTGGGTTCACTTGGGTCTTTTGGGGGGAGAATTTGACGAACTTTTCTAATCTTGAGTGCATCAATTGGTCTAAGTTCTAGAATACCTTTTTTGGGATTTTCTTGGTCTATTATGATGTGATAATAAAGTCTTCCATCAACATACCATTTTCGGAAAGTATCAAATGCGGTGTCATTGAATTTTAACAGACCTAATATTTCTTGAAAATTTTCACCTATTTTTGTTTTAATGTCTGGTGAAATATTAACATTGGTAAGATTGAGAGATACAGGGGGTTGTTCTCTGTCTGAAACAACAGCATCATTTACTATGTCATCTATTGCAATTTCTGCTTCTGGAAAAAGTGACATAGATCTATATCGTAGAATTAATTCTGCTTCATTCTTTGCAGAACCTTCCATATCTAGATATGTAGCGTAGGCACCGCCAGGTGTTCCTGCTACATCTATTGCACCATCTTCTGATTGTGGGAGTGTAAAAGAAACGCGGTCTTGTTGTTCCTTTTCTTTTTGTGTTCTTCCAATTGTAAAACCAAATAATTCAACAGCCATGTACTACTCCAAGAGATAGGGACTGAGCGCCCCCGGCCCCTAGTTTGTTTAAGTTATAATATAAAATAATAAAAGTTATGCTGTTACTTGACCAGCATGAGTCCAGTAATCATACGCAAATTCAACAGTATATTCTTCAATGGCATCATTCGCATCCCATCCAAGAGTAATTTCACCAACATTTATTGGAAAAATGTTTACAAAATCGTATTGTGCCAATGCAGTTGTACCACCAGTTTTGGGATATTGTTTTACTGTCCCTTGACCATAAAGATTTGCATTTGTAGTTGTGTTAACATTACCTACATGAGTACCCATTGCAGCCACCCATTTTTCCATTCCACTTCTAATGGTGAAACCTTCATCATTTATTATGGTAACGCTCCAGTTATCAAATGTCTTATTTCCAGGCACTTTAACTACTCTACCAAAATAAGGAACTTCTACAACTCCAATAGTCTGTGCTGGAATTGCTGCAGCTTTACAGGCAAACACAAACTCTGCTATCCCTGTGGCTCCCACATTTGTTGTCGCACCTACACCCGAAATTGTAACATCAAAAAGATTAGCTCGTGCTCCACCTGCGGCTAATGCACTATTTCTAAATGTATCTATTGTAAACGCCATTTTTACTCTCCTCCGATGACTAAAATTAAAGATGTGATGGGGAAGTCTTTTTTACAAGTGCTGCCTTCGCATGCCATCGTCTTCCCCCATCTATGAGATGTGTTATATACTATTATTTATACTACTTTTTTAACCAATTACTTCTGAGAACGCAACTCCACTACGGACTGCGACAAAGTTTAGTTGAATAAAGTTGATAGAACGATTTGGTTTAACATAAATGTCACCTACAAATTCGTTACGGTCAACTACATCACCAGTATTGTTTGAACCATCACAGACAACTTTAAAATCTGTAATACCATCTCGGCCTTGAACATTCCTCAAGAATGGTTCTACTGCTCCAACAAACTGAGCTCTTGTGAAAGCATCATTGAATTCAAATAGTTGTGCTCGTGCAAACCTTGCAATAGCCTTTTCCATAATAATGAAAAGTCTTCGTACATTAATTCTATCAAATGCAGAAGGTTTTGCAAGAAGAGTTTTATCACCAAATAAAACAGTTCCAGAACCCATAAATGTTGTTACAGGATTAACACCGTTCTTATAAAGTGTATCTCTTTC